GAGTTATGCTTTGGAACAACCGAAGGCAATCGTAACAATGCACTAGCTAGCTTAGTTGGGCATTTATTAAGATGTCACGTTAATGATTATATTGTGTATTCATTCGCTTTATTATGGGGACAATTCGCATGTAAACCACCTATGAAAGAACAAGAAATCAACGCCACTTTTCAATCGATATTAAATAAACACTATAACAATTAGAAAGGGGCTTTGTATGGAAACAGGTAAAAGTGATGTACTTGATAAAATTGAAAAAATTAATAAAAAAGATAGTGCCTTACAAGAAATTATACCAAAAGGTTATGAAATTGAACATCATCAATGCGGTATTGCCTTAAATCAACTTATACCAAGTAAAAAAGAAGGCGAGCCAGATAAAAAGGTTTTTATCACAAGTACAATCCCTCAAATCACTGAACGCTTTGAAGATATTGAGAGTAACGAAGTCAGCTTTAATATGCTTTTCTATGACAATAAAACGCCAGTAAATATAGCTGTGAGTGCCGAAGAAATTTCAGATAGTCGTCAACTCTTGAAATTGGTTAATAAAAAGCTGGATGTAACATCGTCGACATCTACTAAACTTGTTGATTATATTAATGCATCTAAACGGTATAATCCACCATTGAATGTTAAAGTTGCAACGCCTTTTGGGCATGTGAAAGGTTATTTTATTTATCCTTATCAAGAAGTTATGAAAGACAGCAATGTCAAGTTGTTTAGCAATGATAAAGGGTTTCAAAAGTTAATAGACTCTTTTCGAAGTAAAGGAACACTACAAGGTTACTCTAAAAAGGTGTTTGCTCAAATAAAAGATTTACCAATGGTAATGGTTATGTTGTATGCATCTTTAGGCTCAGTTTTATTAAGAGAATTTGGATTACAACCCTTTATTGTAGAAATATCAGGTAGTACATCCACAGGTAAAACATTCACACTCAACTTAGTATCAAGTGTATGGGGAACCAGTGACCTTATTACGACATGGAGTTCTACTCAAAATAGTATTGAATCAATGGCGTCATTTTTGAACTCATTTCCAATGTTTAAAGATGATACGCGTAACACACATCCTAAGTTTGTTACCAGTGCCACATACAACTTTTCTAGTGGTGAAAGTAAATCGAGAAGTAATATTAATTTAACGCTAAATGCTAAAAAAGAATGGCGAAATATTTTAATTTCTACTGGTGAATCATCTATCGCAAATATGGCTGATGAAAAAGCGGGTGTATCAGCACGTGTAGTTACACTACAAGATCCACCATATCCAGATAATTTTGATTTTACCACATTAGACAAATCGTTTAGGGAGAACTATGGAACGTTAGGGTTGGCATTTATTAAACAATATGAGTCTAAAAAAGACGTGTATAAGAACGCTTTTGAGAGCTATCAACGGTATTTTAATCAAAAAGGTAGTAATGAAATCATGCAACGTTTAGGACGTGCCTTTGCGTTACTACAAGTTACCGGTGAGGTTTTGAATGATATTGATGGGTTTGAACATGACCATTTTAAAATTATCGAACAAGCCTATGACAGCATGGTTAAAAACAATAAGACGATTGATAAACCTAAGCAACTGTTAGAGGAACTATTACAATATTTAGATGCGAATAGAAATAATATCGCTGGTGATGGCTATAGTTCAGTCAAAAATGGTGACATCAAAGCTATATATAAACGTGATTATTTATGTATATTAGGTGAAACAGTCAAAGAGAAGTTAACGCACGAATTGCAAACCATCACAGGACAATGGGACAAAAAAGGTTATTTAATTAAAGGTGAAAAAGACAGGTTACAAAAACAGGTCAAACATCAAACGGTAAAGTATAGGGGATTTGCTATAAAGCAAGAAGTACTAAAAGAATTGGGATTTGATTTTTCCAATTCATACAATCCTAATTCTAATTATTGAGTAGTACCCACATGTACCCGTTGAGTACCCATAAATAAATGTATAACGGGTACTCAATAAACACAGTAATATCAAGCATCTAAAGTCATTAGTACCCGAAGTACCCAATGTTTATTAATAGTGTTTAATTAAAATAAGTCGTTTTTGTAAGAGAGTTTATATAATACAGGTTTCCTATTATATAAAATACGGGTACAACGGGTACTTTTTGCATAAAGTAACGTAGTGATAAGAGTTTGATAGTACCCGAAGTAAAAGAATCGCTGGGGACTCACTGGGTACTAGTCCCCTCTTAAAATAAAAATTCCAAATTAATGCTGGAGGTTACACATGGATAAAGAACAACTTAAAAAGTATATATACGATTATGTAAAAGAATATAAGGAGATACCGATATATCAGTTAGAAGATTTGTTTAAAGAAATGAATCACGACTATATAGGGAGAACTAGTATCACACATGATAAGGATGAGAATGTAGTGTTTTGGAGTGGATGGAACAAAATTACAATGTTTGCGCTGATTGAATTAGTTAAAAGTGAACAACTTGATTTAGTGTATAGAGGTAGTTTTGTAATGCGTTATTTGTTGGATGGTAGAGTTCCTAACTTACCATTAGCTATTTGTTATCCAGAAGATGGACAACAAACGGACGTGCCCTCATGGGTGCCTATGGTATTAAGAATAAATAAAGAGGAGAAAATCAAATGAACATAGAAACTATTGTAAATCAATTTGAAACACGAGCAGGCACGTTACTAAGGTACTACACGGGGTTATTAGAACATAGTAAAGTACAACCATGTTGCTTTAAGTTATACAATGATCCATTTGATATGGTTTATGTGATGATGAACAGCAAGTTATTCGGTCATGTATATATTAAAGATTGTAAAGTAAGGCAATCATTTGAATTAGCGTCACCTAAGCACACTGAGGGGCTTATAAGAAGCATAGAGGGGCATTATGTAGGTTATGAATTGCATGATGGCAAACAGCTTTCTATTAGTGATGTGATGGCTAGTCAATTGTTTGAAGATGAGTATTTTATGTATGGATTACAAACATATGCAGAATCAAATAATAGTGATGTGTTTGAGTACCTAGAAAATGGATTTGATACAGATACACTTGAGGGCATTCAGTCAAGTAATACTGATGTGATATCGAATATTGAAATGTTGTATCAGATAGCTACGGGAATCAATGAACCAGCACCAGAGTTAGTTGAGGGGGTGAGATTAGTAACTGAGTTTGTGCAAGACGAGAAGGCTACACAAGAGGATTACAAGGCTTTAGAACGTAAATTGAATGATCTAAAAACGTCTTATTATAGCTTGAGTAAATAATGTTATGAGGGGTCACATGTAGTGTGTGGCTCCTAATAAAATTATAATGTTACAGCAATGTATACGAATTTTGGTGTTGCTAATACAAGCTAAAGTTTGTGTTTTTGGTATAGGCCTAAAAGTTAAGTTTGTTCGCGATTTGTTCGTATAATTTTGACGAACTTAAGTTCTATATGAGAATAATGTAAAAAAGTCGTTTTTAAGTTGATAACATGACTCTATAGGTGTTATATACGACAAGCTAAGTAACTGACAAAGCGTGCTAAAAAGCGAACATAAGTTTGTTTTAGGTCAGTGAAAATGGTATAATTTAGGTATAAAATAATTAAAAGAAAGGGGTGTAGAAATGGAAAGTATCGCAGAAAAAGAGACGTATCATTTACCCACCGAACACCTGCAAGTTTTCAATGTGATAAAAAATACGTCCAATAAATATATTACTAAAACTAAAATCTTAAATCAATTGGGATATGAATATAATTCAAGCAATGAACGATGGTTACGAAGAGTAATCAATTCATTAGTATATGATTATGGCTATCCTATCGGATGCAGTTATAAACCTAGTGAACGTGGTTATTACATCATTACGACAGAACAAGAAAAGCAACAAGCGATGAGAAGTATTAAGAAATTAGCTGATGGCAGTATGAAACGCTATGAAGCTTTGAAACGAATTGAAGTGTAAAGGGGATAAAAATGAAAACTGAATCGTATTTTAAAGAATATAATCAATTTGTATTAGATCAACACAAAGCTATACAAGAATTGGAACAAGAGCGTAATGCATTGGAAAGCAAAATAAAGTTAGATAAGTCCACATACAAGCAGTTAATCATGGATGGACAAGATGATAAGGCAGATAACCTATATCAAGCAACAGATGCTGATGAAAAGAAACTAAAAGCACTTAATAAACGCTTAGAGACAAAGAAAAGTGTATCTAAGGAAGTTAAATATCAAAAGACAATTGAATTATTAAAACATCAAAGTGAATTGTCATCGTTATATGAATCAGAAAAGCAATCAGCCATAGAAAAATTAAAAAAAGCAGTTGATGCATATAATGAGATCATTGATGAAATAGAAGATATTAATGATAGATATGAAGATGAGCACCAGCAATATGCGAGTGTGTATAGTCAAGAACAATTATATGATGACAAAGAGGCTAGAAAAGCGTTGAATGGCCACTTTAAAGAAAATATATTTACATCATTTATTAATGGTAATGATTTGCCATACGAGCACAATAACAAGTTGTTTCTAAAATGTTAAAAAGAGAGGATAACTAAATGAAAACAAAATATGAGTTGAATAATACTAAAAAGGTCGCAAACGCATTTTGTTTAAATGAAGAAGATACAAATCTATTAATAAATGCTGTTGATTTGGATATTAAAAACAATATGCAGGAGATTTCAAGTGAGTTACAACAAGCAGAACAGTCTAAGCAAAAGCAATATGGTACAACGCTACAAAATTTAGCTAAGCAAAACAGGATTATTAAATAGCAATGATTGCCTATCCAATTCGGGTAGGCTCTGTTTATAGGGGTGAACAAATGAAACTGCTTAAAACGAAGAATTGTTTATATTATCGTAATGGCGACAATAAACTATCTGAGTATCAACTATTAACGCAATTTAACCCAACTTTTATTAATAAAAAAATTAGGATGTGTGAATTCCAAATTGAAAGTATGTACCATATGAGTGCGTCGACCACAACATGTGATGAAATGATGGGGGTCGTGTCTGTCTCATATCCAATTGAAAAACTAGTTATCAAAATTATTGAAACAAAGGCAAGATTACAAAACTATAAAAATCGATCTATAAGTAATATGGTGTTGTTGAAAACGGTACTAAATCATTATACAGAAAAAGAGCAGAAGAAAGTTGTAAAATATATGCGTTCAAATGGACGATATAAGCCCTACAACGTCATTGAACGCTTACAGGTTGATTTGTATCAAGCAAGTATTAAACAACGTTCAGAACGTCAAAAACAAAGAAATATAGCAATTGAAAATAGCAAGATTGCACGAGTAAATGCTTATCATCAATCTTCATATGTAAAAGTGGTGTAACAATGGATAAACAGCAAATAAAAGACTTCGTTTGTGATTATCATGAGCGAACTAGAAGTGATGTATTAATAGATGATGATATAAATACTGATGAATTCTTTTCAATAGCTGATGAAAATTCCAATGAATGGATGGCAGACGATAACATTGATGATCATATTGTAAAGAATCACTTAGAAATGATTGTTGACCGAGTAGCTAATGATAAAGAGTTTTATATTTTTGATTCCCTTATACAAGGACGTAGTTATCAAGATATTAGTGGTGTCTTAGATTGTTCAGAACAATCTGTAAGATTTTGGTATGAAACCTTATTAGATAAAATTGTAGAGGTGATAGAATGAGTGAGTTAACGGCAAAACAAGCGCGTTTTGTGAATGAGTATATTAGAACACTTAATGTTACACAAAGTGCTATAAAAGCGGGCTATAGTGCAAATAGCGCACATGTGACAGGGTGTAGGTTATTGAAGAAACCGCATATTAAGCAATATATACAAGAACAAAAAGATAAGATTATAGATGAGAATGTATTAACTGCAAAAGAGTTACTACATGTACTTACCAATGCGGCAGTCGGTGATGAAACAGAAACGAAAGAAGTTGTAGTCAAGCGTGGGGAATATAAAGAGAATCCACAAAATGGCAAAGTACAGTTAGTCTATAATGAACATGTTGAACTGATAGAGGTGCCAATTAAGCCAAGTGATCGTTTAAAAGCTCGTGATATGTTGGGTAAATACCATAAGTTATTTACAGATAAGCATGATATTAACGGGAATGTGCCTATGTTCATTAATATTGGTGAATGGGACGGAGACGATGAGGAGTTAGATAAGGCAGTGAAAGATGTATCTAACGCTAATCCTAATCATACTGTGATTGTGGATGATATTCCGTTAGAGGATTGA